GGTGGTTGTTGACGAGCTGGTGGACAGGCTGAATGCCAATCCGGCATTTACTGAGATTTACGCAGCGCTGCCGACGACCACGAAGTCTTCGATCACGACGGGGACATTCCACGCCTTTCTGAAGAGGCAGGGCTTCGCGGGGTTCAAAGAGTTCAAGAGAGCGAAGACGGGGGAAGTCCGCTGGAAGAATCGGACCTACGGCGGGGCTCCGACGAGGGCCAAGGGTCAGGGGCCCACGAACCACAAGGTCATCTCGGTGGTGTTCGAGGGCTACGAGGATGTCTACAACCTCGATGTTGCCGAGTATCATAACTTTGCGATCACGGGCGGCGTTTTTGTCCATAATTCCGGCAAGTTGGACCTAAAATTCAACCCGCTCAGCCAGGACGAAGATTTTTTTGTGCCCGTAAGAAAGGGAGTCCAGCAAACCAAAATTGAGGTTGTTGGAAGTCCTGCATGGCAGCACATGGAGGATGTGGAGTATTTCAAGGACAAGCTGTTTGCTGCCTTGAAGATCCCGAAGGTGTACTTGGGGGCGGAGGCGCCGCGCGCTAAGGGCTCGCTATCGCAGCAAGATGTGCGATTTGCCCGAAGTGTCCTTCGTTTGCAGCGAGAACTGAGGAATGGGCTGAAGAAGATAGCTCGTGTGCACTTGGCGGCACTTGGGATTGATCCTTCGCGGGTGGAGTACGAGATCTACATGACGCCGCCGTCGTCGATCTTCGAGCTAGCGCAGCTCGAAGTAAGGAACGCGAAGGCGGACTTTGCTGGCCGGATGAACCAGTTCGTGTCCATGCATTGGATATTACAGAAGGTATTCGGGATGTCGGATACCGAGATCGAATACATCATCAAGCAGCGCCACGAGGAGCAGCTGGCGGACGCGGAGGTTCAGGCCAAGGCTATGGGCCTCCAGCTCGACACCCAAGGCAAGGCCCAGATGCAGCAGGCCGCGGTGCAGGGTCAGCTCCAGCTCCAGCAGCAGGCACAGGCAGCCCAGCTCCAGCCGCCGCAGGCCGCGGGCGGCAAGCAGGAAGGCGCAGCGTCGGACGACCTGCGCAAACACTTGCGTGACTCGAATGCAATGTCCCAGATATGGCCGTTAATGAGACAGCCGGGTCGATATAAGTCGATTACGGAGCAGGAATTGTTTAGCGGCAATCGGGAGCACGAGAAGAAGATGGAGGAGCAGCTTGAGCAGCTGATGGAGGGCAATACTGGTTTAGGTAAGAAGCTCAACGAGTTACGAGAACTCATGAGTGATTTGAAAATGACGATGCCGAGGCACTGATATCTGATCAGAGTCGCTTGACACTGATCCGTATATCTACCTAGTATCGTCCGAACAAAGGTTGGCCAAGCTCGTGGCAGGAAATCTTATCAATATCGACGGCCGGGCAGTCCCGGTCGAAGTGATTCAGCGTCTCGTCGAAGGATCTGTGGAGCAGTTCACGTCTCTTCTTGACGAGGCGGTGGAAAGTCACGCCGGCAACCTTGGGTTGGTGGAAGGCGAGACGGCCGGACGTCTCGCGACCTTTGACGACCGGGTCATCGTGGGAACGTCGGCAGGCCGGTACTTCGAGGTTCCCTTCAAGGTCGAGGGCGATGGCTTCAGCTTTGGCGAAGCGAAAGACCTGGACGTTCCTGTCGTGGAGGATGTGGCTGATCTGAGCAACGTCCGCAGCTACACGATGAGCGTCGTCGACTCGATCTTGTCCGAGGGCGTCGAGCAGGCAGCAACCAAGCTTCTGGGACTCACGGCATTGCACGAGCGATACGCTCGTTCGAAGCGCGACTATGTCTCGGAAGTGGCGGCGGCGATTGCCGGCGAGCGCCCTTGGCGTCAAGTCTACCATGAGCAACGTGCCGATATTTATCGGCACGTTGTGGATCAGATCGAAGGGATTCGAGAGTCTCAGCTGGAGGCGAAGTATGCGCCTTTGTATGAGACGGACGATATTCCTGAGGAGAGGTTCGAGGACTTTCGCGAGTCGGCCGAGTCTGATCTGTCCTTGCTAGCGCACCGACTTGAGTCGGTACACCACGATGTAGAGACGGCCTATTTTCCGTTTCGTGAGTCCATTGACTTGGACGCGTTGGACGAGGATGAGGACGTCGTCGGTCACTTCTGCTTTTTTGCGGAAGATTTGATGGAAGACCTGCAGGAGCTTCGGCAGCTAGTCGCTGAGGCGATGCAGCATGAGCAGTGCGTCATGTGCCTTGGTCAGATCTATGACTCCATCGCGGAGTCGTTGGCCGACTACGAAATCGCGGGGGCCTTCGTCGAACGGATGGTGAACGCCTCCGAAGGCAGCGCAAAGTCTGAGGCCCCGTACACAGGAGACGTTCGATGATCCACAGGTATCCACGTATTTTGACCACCATGGAAGAGGACTTCCGTGCGATTGGTCTATTGCCAGCGCAGGAGCTGCACGAGGTAGATTCGCCGCAGAATCCCCGTGACATTCCTTCCCCCGACCCGAGCACCCTCGGTGGCAACATCGACGACAGCGAAAGCTCCGTCGAAAAGCGCGCTCGTCACAGCACGGGCAAGCAGCCCCGCCCGAAGCTCGGCCCTGACGCCCGCGACGATCATGACGACCCGGAAGACGCGGGCGGAAACATGAAGAAGGGCAAGAACGCCGGCACCTATAACAAGGCGCCGAACTATCGCGAGTCGCGCGAGCGTCGCGTCGGCCGTGAGTATCGCGAGGCCGAGGAAGGCAACCCGCGCGCGAATATCGACGACGGCTACAAGATGCTCAAGAAGCGCATCTTGGAGAAGCCGTCCAAGGGTATTCACTACGACGACGGCAAGGAGCCAGATGAGGCCGAGGGCCTGACGCCCGTCGGTACACATCTGCACATGAAAAAGAACACGGGCAAGGCCTACGAGTCTGCCTCGATGTCTCGTGCGCAGCAGCTGGTGCAGGAGGTCGACGACCTGCTGGCCGGTTCGGCGATGGACGAAGAGCTTGGTGAGCTGGAGCGCGGCTTTGCCCTGCTGGGCGAGAACGCGGTGCTCTTGGCCGACCGTCTGCTGCAGATCTCGGAGCACTTCGAGGTCGAGGAGCAGTACGCCGCGCTTGAGGCACTTGCCGACTACGCGCTGGAAGCCCTTGAGATTCTTGAGATGAAGGTCTCGTTCGAAAAGGACAAGGCCAAGTCGATCAAGAACGGCTCGTATCACTACGAGGACGAAGACGAAGAGGGCATCGCCGTCGAAGACATCCGTGATGCCTTCAGCGCAATGACGCTGCAGCTCATGGATTCCGTCGAAGTCTACGACGCCACTTTGGCCGAGATGGCCAAGGGTGACGACGACGATGATGACGACGATGACGACGACGATGATGACAAAGAGGAGATGCGGACCATCGATGCGCTCAGGAAGGGCAAGACGCCTTCCGACCGCACGATGAAGAAGTCCGTAGCCGATCTGACTCGTTACGGCCGCGCCCAACAGCCCCCCTCGGTTGCAAAGGCGACTGTCAGGGGCGTCGCGAAGAAGAAGGCAGCCAACGAGAGCGTGAGCGATCGGCTGAACCGCCTCCGCGAGCATCGCTCCAGGTACGACGGCCGCCCTATCTGAGCCTCAGCCGGCTCACGGTTGAGGAACCACGAGGGCGACGAACAGCCTACTCATCGGGTCGCAAGGAACTGATCGGAATCGAACCACGTGATGGCTTTGGAAAATCAACACTTCTTCCAAAACGGCGCAAGAAAAAGCCGGAATGGAGCACGGAGTATGATGTCGAGCCATTTGCGTCACAGATTGCCCGAACCGACTTGCGCGGCGATTTTCGATGGAGCCGTAAGTAATGTCCGGGAATAAACAACTTCTAGTCGACACGATGTCCTTTAGGTGCACGCGCCTAGAGGAAAGCGCGGCGGGTCCCGGCAAGTACATTGCTCGCGGTGAATTCGCCAGGGCTGATCGAGCCACTGAGAACAAGCGTCTGTACACGCACCGTCTTTGGGAGCGTGAGCTTACGCGGCTCAATCGGCAGCTCGAAGAGAACAAGGTGTACGGCGAGCTGGATCACCCGATGGACGGGCGCACTCAGCTCAAGCGGGTCTCTCACATCGTGACGGATCTGAGGCTAGAGGGCGAAGTCGTGGTTGGCACGGCGCACATCTTGGATACCGACTCGGGGCGCAACCTGAAGGCGATCCTAGATGCGGGCGGCGCGGTAGGCGTGTCGTCGCGCGGCTTTGGCACGACGAAGCCAAACATGAAGGGTGAAGACGTCGTTCAGGACGATTACAAGCTGATGACGTTTGACTTTGTCGCTGAGCCCGCTCAGCAGACAGCATACCCGGTAGTCTCCGTGGAAGATCGGGACACTGGACCGGCTGAGAATCGTCTCGATTCACAGCCACAGGAGGCAGCTATGGGTGGGAGCACGAGCTGGAAAGAGTTCAGGGCTCAAAACCCAGAGCTTGCTGAGAGCTTTTGGGATGATGCGGAGCGCGAGTGGGAATTGAAGGCGGCGGACATCTGGGCAAAGAAGATTACCGCTGCCAAGCAGGAGACTGCTGACAACCTTCGCGCTGAGTTCGCAGAGAAGCTTGAGGCGGCGCTGGGAACGACGAAGCGAGAGATTGAGGAGTCTGTCCGTGAGCAGCTCATGGCAGATCCGTCTGTTGCCGGCGCGAAGGCAGCTCTCGACGAGGTCAGGCGAGTTCTGCGTCCTCATGTGATTCCTGAGGACGTGGAGTCGGTTGTTCGCGAGCGAGAGGAGATCATCGAGGAGCTGGAGAGCCGGCTTGCCGACAAAGATCTGCAGATGGCGAACCTTGCGCGCGAGAACGAGCAGCTTGCTGGCATTGCGCGTGAGGCTGGGTATCGATTCCACATGGAGCAGCAGCTCCATGGTGTTCCAGATGCCTCGTTCGTACGTGAGCTGATGGGCGACGTTCGTCGCTTTGGATCTATCAAGGAGATGGATCAGACGCTTGCGTCAATCGTGGAGGATGTCGAGGCGAAGCTTGCTGAGGAAACGAAGCGGGATTCGGAAATCGAAAGCCTTCGCGAAGAGGTGGGTCGTCAACGAGTGGCGACGGAGAAGGCTCTGGAGGCCGCGAAGCATCTGGCTGCACAGGTTTACCTGGAACAGAGGCTTGCGAACCATCCTGAGGCCGGCCTCGTGCGTTCTCTGATGGAGAACCGCCGCCCGGAGAGCAAGGAAGAGGTCGATCGGATTCTGTCGGATACCCGTAGGGCTCCGATGGTGCAAGAGGACATTGAGGCGGCCCGCGCCCGTGTTCGCGGCATTCTTGGAAGCTCGACCAGGGAGTACCTGGAAGAGAACGAGATTCCTCGAAATGGTAATGGCAGGGCAGCACAGGATTACAACGGGCTCGGAGCGAACCTCGGAGATATCCGTGCCCTTGCGGGGATGCCTGATGGCGGCGCCCAAAATAACTGAAGGACACGGAGGCTAAGAAGATGGAAGCGCGACAGCTAATGCTGACCGAGAACCGTAGGTCGATCGCCGACAAGGGCTTTATCCAGGGCCTGATTGGCAAGTGGGGCGAGCTGCTGGAAGGGATTGAGAATCCCTATACCCGCGGTGTCACTGCGATGCTCATGGAGAATGAGTCGCAGTGGCTTCAGGGCCTGGAGGAGGAGACCAAGACGATCAACGTTGGTTCCTTCACCAAGTTCATCTTCCCGGTCTTGCGCCGGGTGTTCCCGAACTTGATCGCCAATGAGATCGTGTCGGTTCAGCCGATGACGGCTCCCGTTGGCGCGGTGTTCTTCTTCGATTACAAGTATGGGTCGAACAAGGGCGCGACGCAGGCGGGCGCGATCTTCCCCCGCGACTTCGATCGCGACTACTCGTCTGAGTTCGTGAACAACGAGCAGCTCACAGCTGGCGATGGCACGAACTTCGGCGGCGCTGGCGCAGCGCTCAACGCTGTTCTTGCGTGGACCCCGGTCCGCCCGCTGAACGCGTCGCTGGGCTTCTCCGTGTCGATCGTCGAGGTCGATTCGGCGGGTGCTGATGCGCAGACGGCGACGGACAATGGCACCGGTGGCTTCACGGGTGACACGACTGCGGGCGCCATCAACTATGGCTCGGGCGCGGTCACCGCGTTCAAGTTCACGGCAGCTCCTGCCGCGGACAGCACCGTGGTGGCGCGGTACTACTACGATGGCGAGCTGAACACGAAGATCCCCCAGGTGAACCTGGACATCACGCGTCAGCCGATCGAGGCAGTGCCGCGTCGTCTGAAGGCGCTCTGGTCGTCTGAGGCAGCGGAAGACCTTCGGGCCTTCCACGGTCTGGACGCCGAGACCGAGCTGGTCTCGGGTATCGCCCAGGAAATCGCGCTCGAAATCGACCGCGAAATCATCAACGATCTGTTCGTGACGTCGGCCTCGGGTCGTACGGACACGTTCAGCTTCTCGCCTCCTGCTGGTATCAGTGAAATCGATCACCTGCGATCGATGATCACGACGGTCAGCAAGATCTCGAACTTCATCCACAAGGACACGCTGCGTGCTCCGGCGAACTTCCTCGTCACCTCTCCTGAGGTGTCGGCGAGGATCGCGCAGCTGACCACGCATGGCGACTTCCGTCCGCTGTGGGTGTCTGGCGGTGCGTCGCCCTACGGTCCGGCTGATATGCCGCGTCCTTTGACGCAGCACGGTCAGTTCAGCATCTACAAGGTCGGCACCCTCATGAACAAGTGGGTGGTCTATGAGGATCCGTTCTTCGATTCCGACAAGATGCTTGTTGGTCTCAAGGGCGCGAGCTTCCTGGACGCCGGCTATGTATGGGCTCCGTACATCCCGTTGCAGGTCACTCCCACGTTCCTCGACCCGGCAGACTTCTCCTTCAGGAAAGGTCTGCGTACGAGGTACGGCAAGAAGGTCCTTCGTAGTGAATACTACGGACGGATCACGTTCACTGGTCTGTAAGATCTTGTGATTCAATATCCCAGCAATGGGATCTAAAAGGGGCGGGCCTGAACAGGTCCGCCCCTTTTTCGTGAAGGACTGGGAGGCGAAAAAGGGCGGAAGAGTAGATTCGTCTCGCCGCGATGAGCGACTGTTTGTGATCGCGCGGCAGGCGTGATCTGGAGCAGCCGTGGCGTGTGGTATTGTTCTCTGACTGATCTGCCCTGACGGGCCTTGATGATGAGGACTCATGCTACGACTTTTAGGCGGTTGTGATGAGAGTGCGGTTGATGTAGTAGGCGGGGGCGTTGAGGTGGGGATGAGGGAGCCTGTGCTGCGCGGGCTGTATGTTTTGGCGGACATCGAGGAGCTAG